CAGTTACTAATTCTACATCCAGAACTTTAACTGGTCAAGGTAGTGTTATAGCAGTTGATGATGTTGATTTGAGTCCTACTAATACTTCTAGTTATACTCTGACCGCAAATTATTATACTTATACTAGTAATTCAGTCACGAAAACTTTAACTGTTTACATTCCACCAACTATTAATGTAACTGCTGATGATATTAGTGTAATTTTGGGCGGTAGCACTACTATTAGATGGTCTCACACTGGAGATGCCAGTAGTGTATATTGGACTTCTGGTGGATTAACTAATACAAATCTCAATAGTAATACTACTGTAACTCCAACAGTTAAAACTAGTTATACTGCAGTTGCTCGGGGATTAGGTGGAACTTCTCCTCCAAGCACTGCTACTGTAACAGTTTACGAACAACCAAGAATTGAAACTTTTGATGTTCCAGCAGCAATTGAATACGGACAGGCATCGTATAATATTAAATACGATACATTGTATGCCAATACAGAATTGAAAATTGAAACTTTTAATAGTGGTTATACTTCTGGTCCAAATGAAGGATCATCATTCTTACATGAAACTATTGATTTAACAACAGCATCAACGGCAGAGGCAGGAGAAACAACGTTAGGAAGAGCACAGGGTGTTATACCGATTAATCCGCAGTGGGATAACTTTGGTCCTAGATCAATTATTGTAAGATTAAGTGGAGAAGGAAGTGGTGGTTCTTTTGTTGATGAAAGATCAATAGTAGTCACAATTGATGATACTCCTGATAATTTAGATATTTCAGAATCTGATGATAAGTTAAAAGATCAAGATCCTGTCTATACACCAGAAACAGAAATTTTATCCGAGATGTATCAGATTAATGATATAGATATCAAAGTAGAGATTAAATCTGATTATCCTATACTAGTTGATTTAAATGCAAATCAACAATGGACTAAAGTAAGACAAATTGGTGCAGCACCAGCAGTTCAAGGAAGTTCTATAGGTGGTAGTAGTATTGAACAACCATTATTAGATGGTATTGAAAATAATTTTGACTTAGTTAAAAATGAAAGTCTAGAAGACCCAGAAGAATTTATTGTAAAAACTTCAGCATCTGCAACATTTAATTTTTCAAATGGATCTTCTAACATAACAATTCTACGAGGTGGTAGTGTAACTTTTAACTGGGATCTTACTGGGGGATATACTTCTGCATCAATTTCAAATCATGGTACTTTAACATCACAAGGATCAGCAAAAACTTATAATGTGCAAAATATTCCCAGATGGGTCAGTACATCTCCTGCTCCAGGTGATCACATGTGCTCTCCATCAAATCCTGGTGGATATACTTACGAAGGTACTCTATTCAAATCATATACCACAAAGGCACCAGGTACATTTTTAGGAATGGATGCAGAATCACCTGGAATTAAACCAGTAGCGTATATCGGGTATGTATATCCAAGATATTCATCAGGTCATCCTGTAGCCACAAAAACCATTTATGAAAAAATTGATCCTAGGGGTGGTCCTCCTAATGGACTGGGAACAATTTGGACGCAATTTTCGAGTGGCGAAGGACCATACACTGCTAATGGACCCAACGTTGGTTTTAAAGCACCACAAACAGGGTATACAGATTATTCTGGAATTTTCTTTAGAGGTAATGCTACTAAGACTCTATATAATTCAACATCATATACTATATCTGCATCGGGAAGTAGTAATTATAGTAAAACTATTTCAGTGACAGTATTAGTTCCTCCTACTATTTCTATTACATCTAGTCAAGGAGCATCAATTGTCTCTGGAAATTGCACAACTCTTTCTTGGAACATAAGTGGTGATGGAAATAGTGTTTCATGGACACAAGGTGGTATCGCAAATACAAATGCTAATAGTTCTACATCTGTATGTCCCAATGACACCACAACATATTGTGCTGTTGCTAGTGGTCCTGGTGGAGTTTCTCCAGAAACTTGTATTACGATAACTGTATATTATTCTCCAACATTAGAAATTGATTCTCCAACAGATATTTTGTATGGTGAAAATGGTGTTATTAAAATTACTACAAAATATGCTACTGAGTCTGTCACAGTAACACCAACTTACACGTATGATTTTGTTGGATCTACTATAGCAGATGCTGTTAATTTATCTGTTAATGATAGTGCCGAATCTACTGGCACAGAAAATGAGGATATTTACACTACAACAATACCGTATGATGATCGAGGACCATTGAGTGTTACATACGTAGTTAAAGCAACTGGTAAACTGGGAACGTTTGAAGAAAAAATAATTACTATACCAATCAATTTTGATGATACTCCTGATAATTTAGATATTTCAGAATCTGATGATTTACTTAAAAATCAAGACCCTGTAATTACACCAGAAACAGAAGTATTGTCTGAGATGTATTTAATTGATGATATCGATATCAAAGTAGAGATTAAATCTGATTATCCTATACTAGTTGATTTAAATGCAAATCAACAATGGACTAAACTAAGAAAAATTGGTACAGCACCAGCAGTTCAAGGAAATTCTGTGGGTAGCAATTCGATGCCAACAGAACCAGGAGTATATCGTATCAAACCAAATTTTACACAAACTGAAGCACCTCTAATTGTGAAAGCAAGTAGTATAACAGCAGTAGAAGCAGCAAAACTTATCACTTGTGTATCTGTCATTGATGAAACATATAATAGTTATTATAATAATCAAGGCAATTTAAATAATGTGTGGCAGCAGAACCCGCCAGTAATTGGTGGCGCTGTAAATAATCGTAGAGGATTCAGAACAGCATTCCCATACAGAACTTTCTATATCTTAGATCCACAAGGTTCGGGACAGAGTGGTATTAACGTACCTACTAACTTCCCAGGTGATCCAAATGCATTTGGACCAATTCGTGTCAATCGTGATGGCGGAAATGTTGGTAGTAGATCTGATTGGTTTAGTATCTGTAATTTTGGTTCTCTGCCATATGGAACGATTGTTTCTATCTGGGTTGATATTTCCGGTAGTATGACTCTAGCAACAGTCCAAGCATCATATGATTATTTTCTTGCACGTTGCGCTGCTGCTGGTATTGAAATTGTATTAACTCTTAGTGCTTCTAAAGAGAGGTATATTGAGGGTCATATTGTATATCTTCCCCCTAGTGCTAACTTTACAGCAGAAGATGCTGATGGAAATACCTCAAATATTGAAGTTATTTCAGGAGCTTCTGTCACATTGAGTTGGATTGTATTTGGTGATGTCAACACTTTATCTATTACACCGGAAGTATTGAATATTACACCTTCTTTTAATGATTTTGTAGATTCTGTAGTAGTTAATCCTACATCAGATACAACATATATTTTAAATGCAAACGGTCCCGCTGGAACAACCACGAGACAAATTACTATTTCTGTATTAATTCCTCCTACTATTTCTATTACATCTAGTCAAGGAGCATCAATTATTAATGGCAATTGTACAACTCTTTCTTGGAACATAAGTGGTGATGGAAATAGTGTTTCATGGACACAAGGGGGCATTTCAAATACAAATGTTGATAGTTATACATCTGTATGTCCCAATGACACCACAACATATTGTGCTGTTGCTAGTGGTCCTGGTGGAGTTTCTCCAGAAACTTGTATTACGATAACTGTATATCAAAACCCAACTGCTAGCATTACTGCTCCGGCAGTCATAGATTATGATAATAACTTCACTATTGAATATGAATCGCAATATGCAAATACTAGTATTCAGATAACTCCAACATATACATATCTGAATGGAACTATTGTAACAGAAACAACTGTTGTAACAGGAACAACAATCAATAGAACTGCTGCAACTAGTGCAGAAATTAATGGTGGTGCTAGTGGAACTGTTAGTGATACTAGAGCAAATGGTACAGGTGTTCCAATTACAGTTCCTTGGAATAATTTTGGACCATGTCAAATTGATTTTGTTATAGTAGCTGCAGGAACTGGTGGAACTGCTGAAGACACTGCGAGAACAATAGTCAATATAGATCAAACACCAGATAATTTTATTGTCGATGAAACTGACAAAAAGTTAAAAGATCAAGATCCTGTCTATACACCAGAAACAGAAATTTTATCCGAGATGTATCAGATTAATGATATTGACATTCCTGTAGAAATTAAGGCAGATTACCCAATTAAGGTTGATATTAACAAGAATGATGATTGGGAGGACGTTAGACAAATCTAGGGTCAATAAATAATAGAACTGGGATCATAACTAAAAGGAATGACATATTCGTTTGCACCTAACGATCAACCACTTTACGTATCAGAAAATGATTACGTACAGTTTAGGTTTGTTGCACCTAATAGGTGGAACTTCACCAATACTGTAACTATTACTATTGGTGATTTAACGCAGTTTTGGTTGATTACAACCATTCCGGAAGATTCTACTCCTGATCCTTTTCCATTCAATAAAATTGATGAAGCGGATCTTGATACGATGTATACTACGGATATAGTATTTCGTCCACCGGATGGCACACCATCTACTTCTTTAAGTGGATTAACATTAGACACTCAAGCAGCTGTAGTACTTGGATCTAATCTTGGTGGAGGCATCGAGAATTATGCGATGCGTGTTGATTATAATGGCAATGGAACTTGGGATACGGGGTGGATTCAAAGTGGTGGAGCTATAACTGTAACAAATGGTGCAAGAATTCGAGTTAGGTTAAAATCTTCTGAGTTTACGACACAGTTTTCAAGATTGACACTTGTTATTGGTCCAGATGAGTCTAGTGCAAGATGGGATATCTTAACTATAGGACAACCAACAAATGAACCAGAACCATTCCCAGATTTTACAGATTTAGAAGATCAACCAACAAACACATATTGTTATAGTGAGGTTATTAGACTACAGGGATTGATTGCTTCTGCTAATATTAATACCAGTGGCAATGGTGAATGGGCAATTTCATCGACAAGTAATACTTCAACAAACTCAGATGGATTTCAAGTTCTTTCGGGAGCAACTTTTACCGGTAATGATGGAACTGTGAATAATGGTGATTACTTACAGTTAAGAATTTTGAGTTCAAATAATGCTTTATTTCCAGTTACAACTAATCTTTCAATTGGAGATGCTCTCAATGGAGATAGTTGGAGTGTAGAAACGGGTGCAAATCCTTCAACTAATCCCAACTCATTCTCATTTACTAATGTAGATGGTGCAATTGAAGATACATTTGTGGCATCAGACGAACAACCTGCATCCGCTCTTGGAATTCAGGGATTGACAGATGGTATTCAGGTTCCAGTAGTATTAGTTTCTACTAATTCTACCAAAGTTCGTATTAAGAAAAATAATGATTCTGTTGGAGTATTCCCCACAACAGCAGGAAATGGTGATAAATTAACTCTTTATCTACAATCATCACCTTTGTTTAATACTCCCTTAACCATGCAAATTCAGGTTGGTGATCGTCAGATTCCCCCCTGGCAGGTAAAAACTAGTCTTGGACCAGATACTGATGCTGATTGGAGTCCACCAGCAAATAGAAATAATCAAATTCCTGAGTCTTTTGTCTCTAGTGCTCCAATTACTGTTACTGGCATTAATAGACCAATCACAATTGAAAGTATTGCTGGATATCCTGCATTGATTTCTATTGATTTTGATCCTCCTGTAGCAGGTCCAAGAACATTTGATCCTCTTGTAAATTCTTCGTTCTATATTGTAGTGCAAGCAGCATTACAACTTAATACACCAGAAACCACAACAATTAGACTTGGTACAGGAGATCCAAATCAATTTATTTGGCAAGTTACAACATATGCTACAGTTCCACCCCCATCTACTGATGCTGCCATTTGGTACAGTAGAAAATCTAAGAAATTCGATGGGTATCCAATTGGAACAGTTCTTCCTGTTCTTAAAGAAAGTGTTGGCAGTTATGGAGATTTAGATGGTGGAAATAATGATAGATATCCTGGATTTGTTCCATGTGATGGTCGTTCATTAGATAAGAATGATTACTTTGAATTGTATACTATTCTTGCTGGGGAGTATGGTGAGACTACTAATGAATTTAACGTTCCAGATTATAGAAACAGAAAATTGTGTGGCATTGGTATTGTAGATAGTACCAGAGGTAATTCGGCATTTGTGCCAATTACTCTAGGATCTTCAAAAGGTATCAATGATCCTGGTGCTGAAGGTGGATATTGGTATTTTAATAGGGTTGGTGCTCGTGGATCAAATCCTTTGGATCAAGTTCAAGGACCTCCTGGTGCTGTAGGAAGTTTAGATAGTGATTTTTTCTCTCTTGGAACAGTTAGACTAACTGGATTGGAAACACTTACTGACCAAGTTATCTTTGAAATTAATCCTAATAGTTTTGTTACAGCACAAGTTGGAGGTCTGTCTTCTATTACTGTTGCCGCTCCTACACATAATCATGCCTATATTTCTGCAGTTACAGAAGGTGATGAGGGCGAAGCTAATATTCCATGGGGTAATACATTAGGTAAATCTATGATGGGAGCTGCACGATATAATCCTTCGGTTGATAACCCAGATGTATTTAGTGCTAACGCACCTGAAGGCGCAAGTTCAGAGCAAAATACAAAGGCAATTCGAGATGCATGGAAAAACTTTTTTGGCACTACTCTTGGTGCTGGTTTTCAGTTAGAATTGACAAGATATTATGGTTCTGATTTTGATTTTGAGGATTGGGTTAAACAATTCCCTACTAATTTTCCATATAACTCTACTATTGATGGAGCTGCGACGGCATTTGGTCCTGAGAGTAGTGACCTTTCGTATTCAACCCAATTTCAAACATGGTGGATCTCTCCTTTTAGTGCTTTAGCGGGTGCAAATCTTCAAAATCGTGCAGCAAGTTGGAACCCTACTGCCCCTGATGGTAGTACTAATAGATATTGGAGTGGTGTATTTGATACACAACCATCTACTTTTGCGATCGAGCAGTATTTAAATACTGCTCCTGGAACACAAACACGTACTCATAGTCATTTAATTACAGAAAATCCAGTTGGCAACCCAAATGCTGATTTTACTGGTGGTAATCAAGATGGTGTAGGTAGCAACCAGACACCATATGGATCTGGTCTAGGTGGTCCTGTTAACGGTGTTGGTGGCGCTGCCGATAAACTTCAGGTAGTGTTCACTCAGGGTCAGGTTTTTAGTGATCTAACAAACGGGACGTTTACATATTCTAGTAGTTTTAAGAGACCAACTCCTGATGTTGAGATGCAACCACAGAGACAAGTCCCAATTATCAACCCATTTCACAAGACTAAATATATCATCAAGGCGTATTAATTATGAATCAAAAATCGAGTGTTCCAGATTATAGACCTCTTGAATTAATGCTCGACAATAGAATTACCAAATCTGACTTTGATGATTTTATTGGTGTCTGGCCAAATTTTATGCCACGACCATTGTGTGAAGAATTGATCGAATATGCAAATTCAGTCTATGATACTGCTTGTATTGAGGTCCCATCAGCAACAACAGAGTACAGTCCAAATGCAGAGATAGCATTCAATTCTTCACAGCAATATGGTGGAGATTTAAATAGGAAAGATTATGCATTTTTGTTGAATTTTTCTAATAGAGATTTATCTACTAAGACAAATTCTGTATTGAAGAGTTGTGTGAAACATTATATTCATAAGTATCAATCACTAAAGCATACTGGATTAGTATCTACTGACATTAAGTTTCAAAAAACACCTCCAGGAGGTGGATATCATTTGTGGCATCATGAAAATGCTGACTTAGCACATGCTCCAAGAGAATTAGTATGGATGATTTATCTTAATGATATGCCTGATGGTGAAGCAGAAACTGAATTTTTGTATCAGAGAAGAAGAATCAAACCTACTGCAGGAACTGTCGTTATTTGGCCATCTGGGTTTACACATTCACATAAAGGCAATACTGTGTTGACTGAAGATAAATACATTATAACAGGATGGTACATCAAGAGCACTTAACAACCCATGGAACTAAGAAAGATTGTTATCGAAGTTGATTTTATCAACAAATTTGTAACTCCTAATGTCGAAATTGACGTTGTTGCTACCGATTATCGTAATCGTAATAGTAAAAAAACAGCGTTAGATGCTGATTTATTAGAGAAATTTTTAACAGAATCTGTTGATGATTTCTGGCACAATGACAACGACAGAATTGATTTCTTTCAGTATTTTGATGATGGAACTTATTTCTGTCAAAGACAGAAACGTCAATACGACTTTAAAACAGAAACTTCATATTACAAAACATATTCTTTCACTGGTGCTACTTCAGCGCAGGCACAAGAATTTTGTGATCTATGTATAACGTTTTTTGAGGTTGGTGTTGAAATCCGAAATCTTGAAGTCGAAAAAGTTATTGGAGATGTTGACAAAGAAGTTGTTTTTTATGAGCAGAGATGGTATAAAATTAGAAGACAAAAAACTGAAATGTTAAACTTGTCTGATTGGAGAGTTCTTCCTGATATCGAAGAAGAATATGAAGGCGAAAGAGATAGGTGGATTGCTTGGAGAAGATGGGTTCGCAAAGAAAGTATGGTAAAACCAAATGATGAAAGATTTGGTGGATCTGGTTTAGCATACTTTAAATATACCTATGAATTGAAGTGGCCTAGAGATCCAAATTATTACTTAAAAATATATCCAAATGGTAAGTTGGAAGATGGTGTAACTGATGCACCTGCATTTATGGATGTAAATGATGCTAACCAATGGGTTAAGCATGATTCTGAAGCATCATCTGATTTTATGAAGAGCAGAGAAGATCAAATGTATTTACTTGCAGGTAAACACAAATTGGTAAATAGAAAAATTAACGATAATATGAAAAAAATGATGGAACTTCTTGGTGTTCCAGATAGGATTCCTGAGGATTGGGATCGATATTATGTTAATGATTCTGAATTGGAAGAATGATATACGAAACTGATTTATTAAATGATGAACAACTTGAATACATTAATCTATATTTTAATCACTTAACATTTAAAGACGGAAGAATTAGCAATCCTAGAGAAGATAAACGGTGTCAAACTGTATTTGATGGACCAGGACATGTTGATTTAAATAATTATTGTCGTGATATAATATCACAAGTAGATCTTCCTGTTAANATATCAGCAATATCTCAGATATATTTTACTAAGTACAGTATTGGTGGGATGTATGGAGACCACTATGATGCTGCTATGTGTGGTGGTGTTAAATCGGATTATAGTATGACATGTTTTCTTAATGATGGGTATAAAGGGGGAGAATTAGTTATTGATGATACTACGCATGTTAAGTTACAGAGGGGTAAAGCAGTAATATATCCTGGTAATTATATTCATAGAGTGAATAGAGTTATTTCCGGACGTAGAGATGTATTTTTATGCTGGTTGCAAAAATGAATGATGTTGTAAGATATGATAATTTCTTCTCACGTAGAGATTTTGCATTGATACTTGAAAAATTAAATCAACCAAAATGGGAGTATGGTCATGGATCATATCCATCAGGACATCCAGAGAGAAAGATACCATTCTGGATGATGCATCTAGGTGATGACTTCTTCTTCACTGAATATCTTCTAAATATCATTGAGGAAAAGACTAATCAAAAGTATGAACTAACTGCTGTTTACTGTAATGGTCATACATTTGGCACTTCTGGTAATTTTCACCAGGATTGGCACAATGATCAAGGCAGAACATTTCTTCTTTATGCTAACGATAGTTGGGATCAAGAGTGGGAAGGTAAGACAGTATTTAAAACAGGTGATACATATCATTACTCTGAGTTTGTTCCTAACTCAGCAATCCTATTCTCAGGAAATATTCCTCATAGAGCAGAAGGAACATCTAGATTATTTCTAGGTCTGCGTAAAACAATTGCTTGGAAACTCGTACTAAAATGAACACATCTTACGACGTATATTATTTTGATAACTTCATCGAGAACTATGCTCTTATGAAAGGCAAACCAGTTGTTATGCTGAGATCCTATGGGTGGAATAATAGCACTGATGTTGATGCTATCAATGCTTCATATGAAACTTATAAATCGATTCTGCCTCTGGATATGTGGACAGCATTGAAGCAATCGGAATATGTTTTTATGGAAGTTGATGATATGCAAATGACTATCGAATTCTTAGAAGCAAGTTTTCCAGCAAGTCAAGCAGAAACAACAACGCCAGAAAATTATATCTTCTATTCTCTGTGTAATGTTGAAGGTCAAACTATTTTAACTAACGAATAATGTTTTCCGAAAGATATACTGTTGTTGACAAATACAGTCTTACTACAAGAGAGAAAGTTTCTACTATAGAAACAATGCCTAGGAGATTTACGTCTCTGATGGATCCTGCATATCTTCCTGATTTAGATATTGATCTTAAACTTAAATTAAATAAGTATTTTAATTATGTCTTTGGTCATGCGACTGATCCTGAATATGAATTTAATAAACATTTGTTTATTGAGCATAATGATGGAGATATCATTGAAATTCTTGCGAAGCATGGTGTTAGATATCCTGTCGTGATTCCAGTATGGAATAAATTCTCGCGAGCAATTGATTGTGAAGGTTTTATAGATCTAAGATCCAAATTTGAGAGACATACTAATGTTACCTTAAGTAATAAGACTTTCTTACTTGGTATGTTATATAAACCAGATGGTACGTACAATGGTTGTACAGTATATGATGATGACTATAGTTTTGATAGTTATGCAGATCAAAACTTCCTTAAGAAAATTAATGCATTTCCGAAGTATGTGACAAAATATGGTTATGGAGTATTGAAGTTTAAATTGGATACAGATGAGTTATCATACAAATTATTTTTTAATGTTACCAAAACATTTGATAAGCAGGATAAGTTTGTTTTTGCAGTTGAAAGAAGAAATGAAAAAGCACAAATGTATCTCAATGTGTTAAAGAAAGATAAACTTGATATTCTAACAGATGAAGAAGCAGATTATATTACTTCTATTTGTACACATAACTCATGGTTTGACATTGAGTTTATTGTAAACCCTGATGGATCCTATAAAGAAACCTTTGTGTATGTTCACAAAGTGGAACAGTTCGAGGACTTGACAGTGGGTTGACACCATGCTATGGTAGCAGAGCGTCCATCAAACCACATGAAAGTCCCTGATAAGGTGGAGTTGCAACACATGCAACTTCAAGCAATGTTACGAGATAATAATATCCATGAATCTGAATTGCTATATTGTGGTGAACGTGAGTATACTACAGAGTATGCTGCTCATCCAGAGTATCATGGACATTTAATGCACTGGTACATCATTGGTGGCGAACATGAAGTTCCTGTTTGCGACATCGAATCGGTTGATCAAATTGAGTGATCATGCTACAATGTCCCCTATAACGCTTGTATCACATGGATTGGAATAGCACCACGAAACACGAGAAACGTAAAGATGCATTCTATATTTTCTATGAGAGCGTTCTCAAACCAGATCATCAACTACGTCAAGATGCACATGATCAGCAATGCTATCATGAATTGTTAGAATGGCGCAGTGAAATTATTGAGTATCTTGACAAACGTCGCAACGAAGACTTTAATGACAACTGAAATCAACTGGGCACATGAGTATACAAAACAGCGCAAAGATCGTATGCAAAATGCGATCGATGATTATCTCAACGATGATAAAGTATCAGCACGACAAACGTATGAAGAGATGCTATCTGG